GTGCTGCTGTCAATATCGACGGCAGGAGCTGACCGAAAAAGCATCTGCTATGAGCAACACACTTATGCAAAAAGAGTTATTGCTGACCCTATGCTGGACCCTGCTTTTTATGGTTGTATTTTTGCAGCTGATGAGGGTGATGACATCAGCAAGCCAGCAACATGGAGAAAAGCAAACCCATCACTCGGGCACACAATCAATGAGGAAAGTTTTGAGGCTGACGCTCGTGAGGCAGTCAACAGCCCCGCAAAGCTCAACAGCTTCAAACGGTACAGACTTGGCATCTGGACTACACAAGAAACTGCTTTTTTCAATCCTCACAAGTGGGCAAAATGTGGAGCACAACCGCATGAGCTTGATGGTCGTGTGGTGTACGGGGGGCTCGATCTAAGTACGACGACAGACTTGAGCTCTCTGGCTCTCATAGCTCAAGACGATGACGGGTTTCTTGATGTGCTGCCATTCTTCTGGTGTTGCTCAGAGTCTATTGAGAAACGCTCACTAAGGGACAAGGTGCCGTACAGTCAGTGGGCAGATGAGGGTCTCATCAAGGTCACTGACGGCAGCTCAGTTGATTACAAAACTATAGAACAGGATATCATCGAGCTCTGCGACCGCTACAAGTTTGACCTCGGTGTTGATCCTTGGAATAGCACCATGCTGTCACAGAATCTATGTGATGCAGGTATGAGTGTCGTCAATGTGCGTCAGGGGTTTGGCTCACTGTCTGAGCCCACCAAACGGCTCGAGGCTCTGGTGCTTGATGGTAAACTGAGACATGGCAAGCACAAGCTCCTTGAGTTTTGTGCAAACAATACCGCTGTGCAGGTGGATCATGCAGGAAACATGAAGCCCTCAAAAGCTAAATCAACAGAGCGCATCGACGGTATTGCCGCACTCGTGACAGCGATGGCAGTGCAGGGTGCTGCTGTGGCCGCTGAACCTGATACAGATTGGAATATCATAACATTATGAGCACCATTGAAGTGGTCAAGAATCGTGAGCAGTACAACATGCAAGAGCTCCGATCTTTTGGTTTTGCAGAGCTTGCCCGGCAGGGGCAGGTCAGGCGAGAGACACCAGAAACAGCCCCAGAGGTGAGTGCAGTGCTTGCCTGCATTCGAGTGATTGCTGAGGGTGTGAGCTCATTACCGTTGCACCTGTATCGTCTCGATTCAAACGGTGCCAAGGTGCTGGCAACAGATAGACGGCTGTACAAGATTTTGAGAAGCAGACCAAACCAAGAGCAAACAAGCCTGGAGCTCAGAGAGCAGCTGGTCATGCTGTATCTGCTTTATGGAAACGCCTATTGTGAGATCAAAAGAGCGGGCAACGTAATCACGGACCTGCTACCGTTGCACCCGTCACGCATGAAAATTGAGCGGCTCAGTGATGACTCTTTGAGGTATGTGTACAGAGAGCCAAACGGCAGGCAAACAATATACAACCCTCGTCAGATATGGCATCTCAGGATGCCGTCACTTGATGGCATAAACGGCATGAGTATACCGTCACTGGTGCGTGACTCGATTGCACTTGCTCGATCTCTTGAAACATACGCTCTGAGCTTTTTTTCAAATGGTGCAAAAGTGGGTTGTGTGCTCACATCACCAGAGGGCAGCAACATGCCAGCCGAGGCAGCCGAGCGGATCCGAGAACAATGGGAGAGGATACACAGAGGAGCCGACAGAGCACACCGCACTGCTGTGCTTCCGGGTGGTCTCAAGGTGCAAGACATCAGCAGTTCAAACAGTGAAAGCCAATTCATTGAAGCCCGCAAGATGGCAACCATTGAAATCTGCCGAGCTTTCAGAGTGCCCCCTCATCTTGTGCAAAGTCTCGACGGTGCAACATACTCAAACATTGAGCATCAGTCTCGAGAGTTTCTGACCTATTCACTCATGCCGCATCTGAGACGCATTGAGGACAGTATCAGCAGAGACCTCATCAGCGATGACAGCCTATTTGCTGAGCATGACGTGCACGCAATGATGAGGGGTGACTCAGCTGCTCGTGCTGCATGGTATCAGCAAGCACTCAACAGCGGCATCATGTCCATCAATGAGGTAAGAGCTGCCGAGGGCATGAATCCTATTGGGCCAGAGGGTGACGAGCGATTTGTACAAGTCAACATGACCACACTCAAACAATTAGCAAATGGAGTGACAAATAATGAGCCAACAGAATGACACGCTCGAGCTGAGAAGCATTGAACACACAGTTGAGCTACGTGAGGAAAATGGCAAGCCTCGGCTCGTGGGATATGCTGCACGATTTAATGAGGCAAGTCATGTGCTTGCTGGTGGTTTTCGTGAGATACTTTTGCCGGGTGCATTTTCTGAGACTCTGGCAGATGAAAACAATGATGTGCTTGCACTGTACAACCATGACACTGGTGCTCTGCTTGGCAGAGAGTCAGCAGGCACTCTGAGACTGCATGAAGATGAGCAGGGGCTCATGTACTCAATTGATGCACCTGATACTCAGCTTGGACGTGATACGGTTGCACTGGTCAAGGCTGGAAACCTCAAAGGGGCTAGCTTTGCATTTCGAGCCCATGAGGAAGATGAGGAGTATCACAGAGACGGTGAGCAAGCCATACGCACAATACGAAAATTGCAAATTTTCGAGATCTCGATTGTTGGAAGTCCAGCGTATCCAACAAGCACAGCAGCAGTCAGGCAGCGATGTGCTGACTTGTTTGCTCAACCTGAGCCCGTAGAAACTAAGCAGACACAAGTCAGCCCTCTGGCCCAGGCTCAACACGTTGCGAGGTGGCTGAGACGTGAGCTCTGACAGACTTTGCAAAAAATGCGGTGAGCTCATGAGGTGCAGAGCATCAAAACGCTCAGGTGCATCTCAAGTGCAATATCTGGAGTGTCGTCAATGTGGCGAGCGCAGGCGGGAAAATGTGCCCGCTCATCTCATATATCGTCGGCGGTTGTAAGTTACAACAAAACCACACCATGACTGTGAGATGCTGAAGGGGTAAGTATTTACCACTAGGAGCTCCATACATGGACATCGAAAATATAAAGAATGAAAGCCGCGAAATTGCGGAAAAGCTCGACGGTTTGCGAGCAGTTGAGTCTGATGACGCTGCTGTCATTGAGCAACGTGATGCAGACATTGTTGAGCTGATGGCTCAAGCTGATCAGCTCGAAGTCAGAGCAGACAACGCTGCAAAGGTTGCAGAGGCTCGTGCAAAACTTGACTCAATTGTCAACCGCTGCACTGCACTCGAGGCACCAGTACAACAAGAAACAAGAGAAATCAGCAAGCCTGCTGCTGTGCAATATGCTGGACAGCTGCGAGCATTTGAAGACAAAGAGACAGCCTATCGTGCTGGGCAATTTATTGCCGGGTATGTGCTTGGCAATGTCTCGGCTCGTGAGTGGTGTGAGCGTAATGATGTGCAGACCCGTGCAATGGGTGGCAGCAGCTCCACAAAGGGTGGTGCATTTGTTGATGACGTTTTGAGTGCAACACTCATCAGAAATGTTGAGGAGAAAAACGAGGTCTATAATGACATGCAGCGCATGCCGATGACCTCTGACACGCTGCTTGTACCTGCTCGCACTGCTGGTTATAGTGGAGCTTGGCTTTCAGAAAATTCTGAAATTAGCACCAGCGACAGCACAAGCACGCAGATACAGCTTGTGGCTTCCAAGTATGGACTCGGTGTAAAGATTGCAAATGAGCTACTTGCTGATTCTGTCATCAACATCTCTGAGCATGTCGTCACTGAGTTTGCTACGGCATACACAGGCGCACTCACTGAGGCAGTTGTCAACGGTGACGGCTCGAGTACATTTGGCTCAATTACTGGCATTCTTGACGATTCGGCAGGGATCGCAAGCAATGCAGGTGCAATCGTCACAACTGAGACCGGCAGTGACTTGCCAACTGAAATAACGGTCAATCACCTGACTGAATTGTTGGCATCTGCCCCTCGATACAGTTTAGATAATGCTCGTTTCATCGTGAGCCCTTATGTGTTCCACCAAGTTCTGCAACGTCTTGACCTTGCCCAAGGTGTCAGCTCGTTGCAGGTTGGTGCTGGGCCTAATTTTCTCGGATATCCTGTGACTTTATCGCAGGCTATGCCTGGAAGTGCTGCCGGTGCTGGTGACGTTGCCATTTTGTTTGGTGACTTCTCACGCTCTGGCATCTTTGGATTGCGGCGTGACTTTGAGCTTGTCAGCTCGACTGATCGCTACATCGAATACGATCAGACCGCGATGTTTGGCACGATTCGAGCAACTGCCGTATGGCATGACCTTGGCTCTGCCTCTGCTGCTGGGCCTGTTGTTGGTTTGAAACTCGGCTCTGCCTCCTGAGTCTAGAGTTTGACCGCTCGCC